TCCCTGAAACCCACCACATCGGTTGTGCTGCTTCGTTTCCAAACGCAACGAGCCACTCCGTACTGAACACCTTTTCCTTTGTCAGCCCCTCCATGCCGACGCATCTACAATATGTCCTGACGAGGTCTTCTGGGCACCCAATAGTCTCAATTTATGAACTAGAGGGCCCACACTATACCCTCGGGCGCACGCGGGAGGTACCACATCTCCTCAGCCGGTCTCGGCAATCAAGCCACCCCGGTTCGCGCTCGCGCCTCGACACGTAAATAGATCGTCCCAGCCCGGCACTGACGCCGTCCAAGATGAACCATCCATCCTCATGGCTCGTCCTAACCTGTATCCACAGCACAATTCTCCTTTGTAATAGTAAAGGGGGCGTACGTCATCCCAACACCTGGCATGCAGTGCACAGTTCATTGGATGAACTGGCACAGTCGCTCCTCGAGCCCGAGCCAGGAACTCTCCGTCAAACAGGCGGGAGGAGGATAAGCAACACTCTGCGGAGCGGGCTCGTCAGGAACCAGACGAACACCGCAACGACGAGCTGCAGACTTAAACTTCTGCAATGCCTCCTCCTCCTCACCCTGAAGATCCACCGACTGTTCAAGTCGAGACCTCAACCACCGCATGTGCATCCCCACATCAAAACGGGGAGCACACCGGCTCTTCTGGGTGGGGCACGGAGCCTCAACCGGAAGACGAGGTCTACTCGAAACATCAGTCGACGCAACAGTGAGAGAACTCTCAACGCCTCCAAAAGAAAATCGAATTGGCGCCCACGCGCGCGCATCAACTTCCCGGAACGGTAATGCTGCAAGCAGCAAAACCGAACTGGCGTCAGGGTCCCTCACCCACACCTCCTTGCGATACGAGTCGACTTGGAGCGCGTAGAAAGGCTTACTCTTCAGGCGACTCTTCAAAGGAAGAGAGCCATAAAGAGGACGACGAACAGAGGTCTTCTTCCATCGGCGCCACTGCGACTCGAAACCCGTCGCAGAGACACGAATGAAATACTCCTGAGTAAGATCTCGAACCGAATTTAACTCTCCTGGTTGCCAAGCCAGCTCGAGCAATTCGTCAAAGAACTCAGTCTCCTCACCTAGCCTCCCACGCGCCTCACGCGCAGACACCCTTCGCCAACCTGGGGGTATCCTAACTTTCCCTTCCAACTTCGTCGGTGGCTGAGGGAGTGCAAGCTCCCTCCCGAATCGATCGGCAGGTACTGAATTCAAGTACCAAAGCTCCCGGTACCAAAGACCGGAAGACTTCAGTGCCTTGTCCGTCGCTAGAATACCAAGCCCCCGAACCACGCTCCTTCCAGATTTTCTAATCAACCCGCCGCGGACTTTGAGCCACAAGGCACTCAACGACTCTCTGACCTCACCCTTAAACCCTCTCAGAAATGCCGAATGGGCACCTCGGAGGGAATTTGGGAAGGTACACTTTGACGACGACAGCGACGAGAAACGAACGACCGGAACCAGTCGCACGTACCTCTCAGTCGCCCGAAAAAAAGTGGAATTAAGAGAGAAGTAAGTAGAGCTCACGGATGTCTTCCCCGCGGACAGACGAAGGCCGACGCTGGCAACAAAACCAGCCCAACGCTCGTACTGTTCACGCCTCGCCCTAAAGACAATGTCATCCCCGTTAATCCTAACGGGGGTAGTTGCCGGAAAAACCCAGCGAAACGCCAGGTAATTCTGCATACAAAGTAGGGGGAAACAAAGAAGAGAACCCATGAGCTGCCTCGTGGCCCGGGAGGTCACTCCGTCAGGATAAACGATATCCGGCCTAAGAAACTTCTTGGCCACCTCCCAGACAGTCTTCGGAACAAACCGAGAACTCTCAGAGGCGACCTGAAGGATGACCTCTGCCACAGTGACAGGCAGATGGTCAGTAGCGGATTCGTAATCCCCGGAGACAAAAACCTCTCCAGGAACACGGCAGAACGTCGAAAAAGACTTGGCCTTGGCGTCGCCACGAAGACACCAGTCTTGCTCGGAAATCTGGTCATAAAGCACCTTATGAAGAGGCTTCAAGATCTGCGCAGTTGATGACATGACCGTCACCGCCCGCTCCTTACCGTCACAAGGAGCAACGGAAAAGCGAACGGACGTATCAACATCACTAGGGTCAAGATCACCCATGCAGCGAGCTGCATGTTGTTCACGGTCAGGCGCCATCGCACGCCAACCGCCCTGAGAACGCGCATTCTCGGAGACACTCTTCATGGTCGGAACGTCAGTGTGGATATGAGAAATATAACCTTTATCCCAGCCGCGAGGAAAAACCTTCCGTGTCTCCCGGACAACATGGTCCAGATACAACGGAGGAAGATCAAGCTCAGGGGCGGTCACCCGCCCTCGATGCTCGGCTGGAGTAGGGGAATCCACAACTGGCAAAAGCTTTCGCCAGAGGAAAAGTGAGCCGGCAACTGTCAACCTCGTCGTCGCCGGGAGACGACGGGTGGCACTTGTCCACGGATGTGGACGGCCCTCAAGGAAGGCCACGGAAAATTCCTTGTCTCTCTTTAACGCGATGCTAAGGTTCGCAGGATTACTGTCGAGAGGCACCGGGAGCTCCACACCAAGATGGAGACCCAAGACCTCTGACACGTCCTGAAGACGAGCCAAAGCATCAGCTCGGGAACGAGCTGCGCCAGAAACCGCTGTGCGAGTTACATCTGGTGCGCCCATTTTAACCTTACGACGCGAAACAAAGTCGTAAGCTGGACCCCTGGAT